CGCCGCGATTAAGCAATCCAACGACGCCCTGCTCCATAACTGCGGAGCGTCCGGCGTCACGAAGGCTGCGTTCCGATGCGGGGTCCAGCGCTTCGGCATATTTATTGACAATAGCGTCAACCTGATCGAACGAACTACGCAAGGCTTTAGGGTCGCTGGCAACCATTGCTGCAATAGGCGCGATTTCGTTTTGGGCTTTCCCAGTTATAAATTTGCGCTGTTCAGTGTTTTGATACTGAATCATCTGATTAGTGTATTGACCAGATCGGCTCCGCAGGTTTGATTCAAGCTGTGCCCTGGCGTTTGCGCTTCCGCTGAAATTGTTCACGGCCAGCATAATCCGCTGCTCGTTCTCAGCGTTAAACCTGCCTATCGTGTTAGTTTTGGGATCGAGAATATTTCCCGCCTCAAGTGCGGAATTATAGGATTTCAGCATGTCTTGCTCAAACTGGTCGATAGACACCGCAGAGCTAATAATATCCTCACGTTTCTGAATGCGCTCTGCAGCAGCTTCAAGCGCGGTGGCAACCTGCGTAAACCCCTCACCGGCCCCACTAAGCGGGCTGGTCGCAAGAGACAATGGGATAGCCTGCATCCCGGTACCGCCGGGAACAGATGCCCTGCTTGTGTATTTCGGAACCATTGCCATTTCTCAAAAACCTCGTTCTGTAGATATTTCGCGCTCAGCTAATTTGTCAAAGACCCATCTCAATAAAATTATCAATAAGGGCTAACGCCAAAATAGTTATTGGTTAAGGGTTTAATGGTTGTGGGTTTAGCGGTCGGAGAAGAATACTTTGCGCCCATACTAGCAACCGAAGACGCGCCTGTCAGAAGCGAACTTGCGGCTTTGCCTTGCGCCGTTTGTTTCGCCACTTTTCCTTGGAATCTAGCCAAATCCGCGCCCTGCTGCCCTGCCCTGTAACCCATTTCGCCGCCGTATCTGATCGCGAGGTTCTCAAGTTCCGCTTCTTCTGCGCTCATGTCCCCAATGTCGCCCATGTCCAGCAATTCGCCGCCTGTAGCGGCCATAGAAGCCCGCTGACTGCCCGCAAACAACCTTGCCTGACGTTCCTGCGCCTTGGCGTCGAACTCGGCCTTCTGACGCGCTGCAATGGCCTCGTTCTGAGCAATCTGCGCGTTGTAATTAGCAAGGTTCTGCGCCGACTTGCCCTGCTGAATTGCGCCTACAGTGCTGACAACCGTGCCTGCGGCTGCGGTGCCCTTGGCCATCAAGGCCATTGTGGCCAGTGTTTCTGGTGTACACATATCAAACCTTCGTCGTATTAAGTTCTGGCATAATCGCCAGAATGGTAAACGGCAGCGGCTGGTCCTGCACCAAGAAAATATACCCGTCCTTGTCCCAGTTGCGCGGAAACTCCACCTCTTTGTCGCCCGTAAACAATGCCGGTGCTTCATCCATGTCGTCTGCGCTGGACCGGAAAGGGATAATATCCAAACGATCTGCGCTTGGGCCGTGCTTTAATCCAAGCGTATCAAAAAGCCGGTATGTAACCCTGGCAATGCGCTTCTTCTTACCCTGCGCCGTGCCGTCACTTGCGCCAGCTTCAATGCGCATAGTTTGCAGAGTTGATGTATATGGCAATCCAACATGGACAACTTCATAAGAGCCGTTCAGCGTTATCGACCCGCTAGACACTGTGCGGTCTGGGTGGGCTGCACCATTTGCTAACACCGAAACAGTTTGACCTTCAAGATGACTCAAACCAAACACCGCCGAAACCCCGCCGCCGGTATAAGTAAGCATGGAGTCGAGATATGTGGCGTCTGTCGTGTTCACTGTAACTTCAGGCATACCCGGCGTTAGAAATTCAATGTACCGAACTGATTGGCCGTTGATTGTGCGTTGGATCACCGCCCACAAATCATCTTGGCTTCCGGTCGTGTTTGGGATGACCGCAACGCTTTCAACTTTAGCGTCTGCCCCACCTATAATGTGACGATGCCAACCCACGACGTCCTGTGCCCGCTCATATGTCATGCCGACAAGAACGCCGTCTGTCCGAACCAGCCAGACAATGCTGTCTGGTTCTTGCTGATACGCCATATCAACAATGCCGCCTTCCGTAATGTGCTCCGAAAGGATAGCGAGGTCAGGCGCGGTGTATGCGTCGCTTTCAAACTGGTAAACGTATTCCCGGACCTTGCGGTTGGCACGTTGCAAAAACAGCACGGAGTTGCCGACCTGCGGAGGCGTCACTGCGGCGCTGCCAAACGTAGTCTGACGCACGACACGCGTATTCGTGGGCGATAGCGGGCTGTTTTGATCACCTTGCGATACAATAAACTCACCGCCAGCCGTCCCAACGGACAAAACCTTACCGGCCCGCATCCATCGGATCGTGTTTACCTGATCGGTCGCAATTGTGTAAACAAACCCGCTATCGTCCAGGACAAGCCCGTCATTATCGGTCGGGGCGTGGTTGTAATAATCAGCAGAAACAGAGAAGAACATCGACTGCGGGCGACTTGTCGTGGCCGCCCAGACCAGCCGCTGCTCGAAAAACGTAACGACTGACGGATAGCCTGTCGTTTCAGAAAACGCGCCTAGCCGCCAGCCCGTCTGTGCCGTTGTGGCAGAAGCATTTGGTCCGATGAAATCGGCGACCACGTGCGTCGTATCTGTTACCGCCGTGATCTCAAAATACGTCCAGTTGTTTGCCGCGTCCTCAAACCGGATCAGGCGGCCTACGTCTGTCGAGAGAAAGCCAGACCCATCGTTGATTCCAGTGACCGCAGAGGCCGTTATTGTGATTCCGGTGCCAGACGTGGCAGAAAGGCCGAACGTCGTGTCAGTGGCGTTTACGGCGTCATATGGGCCGTCCAGAAACTGAATGATGTCTAGCGTCCAGTTCGTGTCACCCAACCTGGACAACGTGCGCGGCTCGTGGTTCTGGTGAGCTATATACAGGACATCAGCAGACTGCGTGATTACCAACTCAAACAGCTCTGCCTCAAGGTAGGGCGTTGCTATTTCGTATGCTGCGCCAACATTAAATTCTGCAGCAAACACCTCATCAAACGGCCCAGACTCAATCTGACCATAGTTTTTGTAGAACCGAACGTACTGATCGCCAAATTCAATAACGTAAGCCTGAGTGGCGCTAAACTCGAACGGAAGAATGCGAGTCTTTTTGCTGCTATCTTTCACTTCGGCAGAAAAATAAAAACCGCCCCGACGAGATGCTGGACCGTGTTTCTGGACGATCATATTCTCCAGCGTCTTGCAACCGTTAGGATATTTTGCAAGGTCAACTCGGCCTTCTAAGCGCGGTGAAAATTCACCGGCAGTAAAATTCGTGAATATTGGCGCTGAACGCGGCATTACGGTCTACCATTAACGCTTACGCCAGCACTCCCGGCGTAATTTAGCCGACTATCCAACCATGTATCTGCAATAATTTCGTGATAGCCGCTTTCCTGCGCATCCATCGAGCGGGCATCTGCGATCTTGCGCTGATAGATTTCCATCATGTTCGAATACAGCGTATTGCTCTCCGACAATGTGACGGACAATTCCGCCGCAATGCGGGCAGACAACGCTTCGACAAACAGGGCGTCGAACAAGTTCACGTCTTCAACTCGCGACAGATACAGAATCTTTGCGGTGCCTTCGTTGGTCAGCAGCTTGCCGCCCTCGATCTTGTAGTACATCCCCATGTCTTCCATCCGCAAAACCCGCAGGCAATCAGATGGGAGGTTATACTGATACGAGAACTCAAACGCAGGAGCCGTGCTGTTCTGCGCCAGTTCAACCCGGCGAATGGCGAAGTTCCAAACATGGTCGCGGATACTAGCGTCGCGGACCTGCTCATAAATGAGATTAGCGGCTCGCGCCGCTTCACTGTTTTCAGTGAGAGTTAAAATGGCGCTTGCGCCGATTTTGATCAGCGCGTTGTTTACAATCTGAACAACTGAAGTCGCCATACTTACCTCTGATTAAAGTATGGGGAGGCCGAAGCCTCCCCAACCTTATTACGTTGCGGAGAAGTACATATCCACAACGAGATTGCCCGAAGCTGGCAAATTTGCAGCCGAAATCGTGATAAAGATTTCTTCGTTTGCAGTCGCCGTAGCAGTTGCAGCGTTTACACCGAAGATTGCCGGGGCATTGGTAGCGGTCTGAACGGCGGCTGCTTTGTATTTAGCAACTGCGCCAGATACGCCAATGGCAATCTGCGCCGAACCCAGCGACGTGTCGGTATTAACGACGCCGTACAGGAACGATTCACCTTCGGTTGCTTTCGCAATAACGATGGTGTCCGAAGTCGTCTGAGCGGCAAGCGTGATGGTGGCCCGCTTTACGCGGACGTTACCATCGACAACACCACCAGACGGAAGGCTAACCGGAACCGCGGCGAGTCCGGCCATTTCTGCGCTATAAAGTACAGTCATTTTCTATGCCCTCCTTATTCGGCGCAAAGGATTTCAAGAACACGGGCTTCTTCCATGCGAGTGCCGCCGATGCTCATTGAGCAAAAGACCTGCGTTGCATAGTTTTTGTCCGCACGTTCCGAAATCTTCGTTGTCATGTCAGCTCCGACGCCAAGAAGCAAACCTTCACTCTGGAATGCAAAACAGCGGCGATCACTAGAACCATCAACAGGAACCAGCTTGGTGCCGTCAATACGCTTGCCGTTCACGGATATAAATTTAAATCCGAGAAACGAATCGATCTCACCGCGAGCAAGTGCCTTGACAGTATTGAAATCTGAACTTTTGATTTCAGTCGTGTTCAAGAGATCGCTGATCTGCTCAGACGTACAAACAATGACGCGACCATTTTCAGGAACATCGTCACCGTCCATTGTCTCTTTTGCCGACAGCAGCTTGGCAAGCGTAAGTCCGGTAGCACCAGCAGCAATAGCCGTCTGACCTGCAACGGTAGTTCCGCCAGAAACGCCGGTGTAGGCATTTCCAAGGGCCGCATCAATCAGAACTTCGTCCATCGCACGACCCATGCTCATGGCCGCTGCGCGGGCATAATCAGAAGTCGGATCGATCAGCATCCTCACCTTGTCCTCATTGTCAATGAGGTCAGCCCAATCAAAATCTTCAAGACTAACGCGACGACGTGCGTGAGGGGTGTCAACCCTGGGGGTATCACTGTGGCGGCTCGTCCGACGCTGTGCGGACGTGGCACCAATCTGCTCGAAAAAGGCATTTTTGCCGGTAACGGCTTCTTCGCGAACTGAACCGCGCAACTTAGACCCGTCCTGCTGGACAAGGTGCTGGACGTTGGCGCTGTACTGTTCGACGAAGGCCGTTGTCACTTGGATAGACATACGGGTTCTCCAATAAAAGTTGAAACAGTAAATTTAGGGTTATCGTCTGGGACGGCCCAAGCTGCCTTCGTGCTTGTGCGGGTTCCGCAAGGAATTGTCCACCTATAGAAAGGCAACTTGATTGTATCTTATTTTTGTGAATGTGCAAATAGCAAAAAAAACCCCGCGTTACACGGGGTTTTCTTTAGTCTTTCTTAGGCGGACGCCCTAGCTTTGGCTTGTCAGTTTTAGTTACCCAATCATAATACATCTGAGCAGCCTTCACTGTTACATCAGGGCTTCCGGTCTGAGCAAGTTTCAGACATTCTAGCTTAATGACATATTGGTCCATAATTAATCAGTATAAGCTTGATTGAACAGTGCCTGAACTTTCTTAACCATAGAATTATGTTCCGGGTGCCGCTTATCTGTATAGGCCGGGTGAGACATAATTGTCGCCGCTTCAGCCCTAGCTTCCTCTGGCGTCAACGCCATCTGCGTTCCGCCGGACATTCCAGCCAAATCCTTGTCGGCCATTGTCGTCTTGGCAATATTAGCAAACGCCCGAAGAACATCAGGATCATTGCCCATGCCACTGGCTTCCATTTTGGCTGCCAACTGTTCGCCGCCGTATTTAACAAATGCTTTGTGGGCAAACTTTACGTTTTGATCGTAAGCACGACCCCATTCTGCTTTCAGCGCGATTTCGCCCTGTTCCATAGATTGATCAATGATACCTTTATAGGCTTCATGTTGATTAATCATGTTGCCAGCTTGCCATGCTACAAGGCTTTTGACTTGCTCCGCATTAAGGCCCAGCTTGTGCGCTTCCTGCTTAAACGACGAAAGCGTTTCATCGTTAAACTGACCAGCGATTTCTTCTGGCAAGTTTTCCGGCAGTTCAATTTCGTATTTTTCAGGGCTTTCAGGGCGACCAAGGAACTCGTAAACGTCATCCCAATCGCTATCCGTAACCGGCTTGGCAATCTTATCTCGCCCAAGGTGCGATTGCAGATTGACGTAAGACGCCGCTAAACCGTTTACGTCTTTAAATTTCGAGAAACTAGGGTTTTCCCTAATGTCCTCCGAAAGAGATGCGCGCCAGTCGCCGCCTGCATCTGTAGATTTTTCCGTTACGCTAACCGCTTCTGCATTATCTGCCGTATCGGCAGGTGCGACGTCGTTAGGCATTAGCCATGATCTCCTGTGAAAATTCGAGGAATCGTTCTGGTGTTTCTTCCAGGGCCGTCAGAATCATCAATGCGACGTTCCTCATGCCCTCGTTGAATGCGGTATTTTCCAATGCTTCGCCGGGTATAAACGATGGCCTGAGAACGCCGCATTCACGACAGATGTGCGAAAGCACGCGCTTGCCTTCCTCCGACGAGAAGACGAATTGGAAATCTTCTTTGCTAACCGCCGACAAGGCTTAACCCCGCATCACCAGCAGTCTTGGCTACGTTCGCGCCCTTCTGCATCATATCCATGACTTGCGCTCCCTGCATCATCTGCTGCTGGGCCGCTTGGGCTTCTTGCTGCGCCTTGGCCTCTTCCATCAACTCCTCGTTTGATTTGAGGAGCATCGGCGGCACGCCGTTAAGCTCCGCAATATGCCGGACGGTATCAGCGCCCTTGATCACCTGAGCAGCCTGTGGGTCCATGCCAGCAATCGGGCCAACGAACTCAAGGGTTCGCATGATACCCTGCGTCTCGCTCTGGCGTTGCGCGCGCGCAAGCGGAGATACATATTCAATCTTCAGTTCCTGTTCTGCGATGGATTCAGGCGGCTCTGGAAGGCGGCCAGCGCGCGACAGAACGCCGTAAATGCGCTCAATCATAGGCCCAAGGAACTCAGACTGAAGACGCCCTAGCGTCGGCCCCAGCAGGCGTAGCGTGCGCTCCGTGCGCTCAACAACTTCCGTCGCGGTCATGCGCGGTGCGCCTTGGAACTGCAATTGGTCGAGGAAGAACGTGGTTCGAATCCGATCACGCAAGTCTGTCATCATCTCATAACTGATGCCGATATTGCCGCCGGTAAGCAGCGGCTCGATCCTGGCACCGGACGACGCACGGTAATAATTTAAACCGCCCGGGATGGTGCGAACTGGACCAAGCACGCCGTCATCAGGAACCAGAAGCGGCGGATCAACAACTTTCTGCGCCGCTTTAATAGTGGTCTTCATCATTTCCTGAAGCATTTTGATATCAGGCAATGCCGTCATGGCTGGCGACCGACCAAATACCTCACCGACCGCTTTGGACCAGCGACTTACCATGTATGGCGTCTCGTCGAATCCGCCTTCTGCCAGGACGTGATGCTCTTTTTCGTCAATATATATCGACGCCACGGGCAACATGGTTGCCGCCAGCTTGCCCTTGTCCACATCGTCACGCGGGTACACACAATGCAAAAGTTCGATTTCCTTGTCGAACTCCTGCTTCTCGTACATTCGCTTGATGCGCGGAGACAGAGACTCCTCGCCCCACTTCTGCACGATCTGGCGGACGGTCATCTTGAAACTGCGAAAAACCGTATCAATGATGCCGTCAGCGTTCTCGGCAATGAAGATTTCATCAATATGAATGGCTCGGAAACTGATCCCCTCACGGGTTGATGGCTCGCCAATAAACATGCACGCCGTGCCGATAGAGCAGAGCGACAGATAGTATTCGTGGATGTGCGACGAAAACGCCACCGATGGTGCCGATAGCTCAGCCATTACAGCGTTCGTCGTGTCCTCAAGCCATTGCTTGGCCTCGGAGCCGCTTCCAGTGCCTTGGTTGTCGTCCTTAACCCGCAAGCTAAACCAGTTAGACGCTGGGTTCGTGAGCATTCCGTGCAGGCCAGCGGCCAGCATTTCATTGGCGTGAATCCCCGTGCTGTCGTGGACCAGCGTTGTGCGCTTGTCACCCTTGGACCGCTTCAGGTTAAAGTCGGCTTCGTTCGGCAGAACAAAATTGGACAGGTCTTGCCAATGCGTTTCCCATGTCCCGCGCTGGGCCTTTAGTTTGCCCTTACGTTTGACAAGGTGAATTACCTGTTCATGACTAATCATGCGGATGCCTTAGACGGTTGGGAATGCGAAGGCTTGGAAATTGAAATCCTCTACAGTCACATCAGCGGTGCTTGTCTCATTCGTAACGTGAATCTCCAGATAATCGTTCACGCTCATCAATGCGCTACCCTGCACCACGACCGCGCCCAGTTCGCCAGATGCAGTGACTTTGCGGGTTACAAGGCTGGTGGTCACCAACGAGCCGGACGTTGCGCTGTCGTCGTAATGCCAACCTTTTAGAGACAAGACTTGGTTATTAGACGCCGCCGAAAGCGAGCAGGACGCGCTAAACAACACAAGCCTATCCGGCGCGCCGGTATAGCGCAGCCGCCCGGTATTCGTGGCGTCGTTGTCAAACAGCAACTCATTGCCCGAAAGCGCCGTGGTCCCGGCAATCTTGTAATAGGTTCCCGAGACCGTGATCGTGGTCGCTGTGGCGTTGCCTTGCATTGAGCATTCACCGAAGCTGGGACGCAACGAAACAATCAAATCCCGCATATCGTTTGCGGTGATTTCGTTTGCCGCTTGCCCGTCTTGGAAAAGAGTGGAAAGCAGCGTTGCTGTGGTGCGGACTGTATCAACCATTATTCACCAAGCAGCATTTTCTTACCGCCTGTCTCTGCGTCGCCAACGCCAGTTGGCCCGGTCAATATCGTTGATGCGCGGCCCTTTGCACCAGCAGCGCGACGACGGGCGTCCTGTTCAGCGGCGCGCACTTCTTCCGCCGATTTCTCAGGTGGCGGTGGCGGTGGCGGAGGGGGTGCCGGGGCTGATGGAGCTGAAAACATGCCGCCCATGTGTGAAATCCTCTAAAAAGTTCTGCCGCTTCGGTAAGTTATATCACCGGAATCGGCTTTTTGTAAATAATGTAGTTCTCAGTGTATCCAAGCCGCTCGTATAGCCGCCCGGTTCGCTCCGGCGTGATGCCCGCCGAAACACCCAGCATAGGTTCCTTGACGCCCTTTCCCTCACACCAGCTGGTGTACAGCTTGACCAGCCGCGCACCTATCGTGCCGCCCCGGTGCTCTGGCATTACATAAATCGCAAGGTCGCCGCTGGTCAGGTCATTGCCGAAGAAATGCGGCGCAACGTAGCCGATACAAAATCCAATGATGCCGCCATCGCGTTCAGCGACCAGCACAAGCCACGCTTCAGGGTTGCCCAGAATCGTTTCGCCAAGGTCGCGCAGCTTCCCAGGATCAAAATCAAGTTTCGCATATCTGCTTTCTTTGTGCATCGCCGCGCCCATGTTGATCAGGACGGGTATGTCCTGCGCGGTCATGGGTCGAATCATTTGCCTTTGGGCTTCTTGGGCTTGGCCTTGCCCATCTTGCGGTATTCTTCGGTCAGTAGCGTTTTGATGTTGTCGCTCATTTCATCATTCTTTTCAGTTTATCAACAAATTCGAGTTGTTCTTTAGTGGGCTTACCGGCGCTGGGATCGCCGGTCAGAATCCTTGCTGCGATAGTAGCCGCCCTGTCCTGCGGAGACGCATCTTTGTATGTATTGCTGTCTAGAAACTTTTTCTGTTCGTCGGTTAGTGAAAACGTCGGTTTTGCCCTCTCATCCGTCCTCATGATAATCCGGGCACTTTCGTTCTGGAAAACGCTATTTTTCTCGGCTTCTGTCAGATTTGAATACGGATTGATGATGACCCGGTTATCTTCTGTCGCCATTCCGGTGACTGTCGGGTTGGCCTTAAAATAATCAAGCTCGCTTTGGTACGGCGTGCGAAGGCCAGTCTGTTGTTTCGGTTGCTGTTGCGGTATTCCACCCATATCAATCTCCAATCGCCACGGCCTGACGGCCTCGGTAGTCGTTGGTCTCGTAGCTCAGCACGTTGTAATCCATGTCGGCCACCGCTTGCTGGCGGTACACCTCGCCGGCCCGGTTGACCAGCTTCGGGAATAGCTCGGTAAATCCCCAGACCATAGCATCAACCCGGTCGGGCGATCCATCGCCTTCGTAGCCAGCGGCTGTCATCTGGCACATCTCGGATTCTAATTGCGGGAACGTGCCGATGTGGTGGATGCGGCCAAGAGCGTACAGAGCACTAATAGGCTCTGCCCTGACGTGCTTGCCCCGTGTCGCGTGCACCTCAATGATGTTGATGCCGGGGCGGACGCTGTTCAGGACGTGGCGGCACATATCGCCGCCCTGGTTCTTTTCGATCACGATCCCGTCCGCATCGTAGCGGTCGTAGAGGGCGATGGCACGCCTTGCCCATTGCTCCGGTGCGCCACGGGTGCTGCCATCCTCCAGGACATAGCCATGCCCAGACTGGCTGGACGCCACCGCCAGGACGCCGTGGCTGTCGGAATGCTCATGGCTTGATACCGCCGGATCAACGGCTATCAGGATGCGCGACAGATCGTTCGGCACCTCGGTTTGACGCCCTTCGTTGATGTCGCGCATGGTCCAGATAGCGCCGACCGCTTGCGGCTCATAGTCGCCTTGCCATATGTGACTATACCGATCGGGTCGCATGCGGTGATCCAGCGCTCGCTCCGCCTCAAGCTCCTTCGGAAACCACGGGTTGCTGTCGTAATTGACTTGCACCACCGCCGCGTTTTCCGGCACGTCATCGCCACGCAAGAACTTATCAACTGCATCGAGACGGTTGCGCGGGTTCCAACTGAAATACATCTGCGATCCGGGGGCGCGGATCGTTGGGCGTAGCAGTTCGAGGCTTTTTGCGCTGAGTGTTTGCGCCTCTTCAACCCAAGCAATCCTGAACCCCTCCAATGATTTGATTGATTCCGCCGTGTGGTCCTGCATCCCCATAAAGATAACCACACCGCCCTGCGGCGTCTCGATCCGGTCGTGCATAACCCTGAATCGGTCCGCAACGCCTAGTGCGTTGATCTTGTCAGCGATCAATCTGTACGCCGACTCACGCAGGGATTTCTGGACCTCGCGGATGCAAACGGCGCGGATGGTCGGGTCTTCGATCATCCTGTCCACGATGCGCTCCGCAAAATGGTGCGACTTGCCGGACCCACGGCCACCGTGTGCGCCGAGATAGCGCAAATCCGGCTGGAACAAGGGCCGGAATGCTTTAGGCGTCGGGATCGTTAATTTTGCCATCAACAAACACTCGTTCGATGGTTTCGATCCTGCCGGTATGCTCCTGCACGTTTGTCTCTTTCCATCCCATCTGTGTCTTGGCCCAGAAGATAGCCGCCGAAGTGTCGCCGCTCATTACCTTGTTGAACAGCGTCCCGCCGACCTTGGCGTTTGCCAATATCTTACTCTCACGGATTTCCTTCTTGAAATGCTTGGCAAGCGTGTCCGCATCGATGCCGTCGCGGATCACCATAGCAATCTGCTCCTGCGGTATGCCTACGGCCACCATCTGCCCGACCTGCTTTCGCTCGTCGTCCGTTGGCTTGAACGGTGGTCGGCCCGTTGGTTTACCCGTTGGTTTACGCGGCATCTGCTTCCAATCGCTTTTCTAATACCGAAAAAGACTTACCATTTGCCTCCAGAGTAGCATCTTTCCCGGTAAATTCACACCACCGCTTTACGATCACGTCGCAGTATTTGGGGTCGAGTTCCATTGCAAACGCCCTTTTGTCGGTTTGCTCGCAAGAAATTAATAGACTCCCGCTTCCTCCAAACAAATCTAAAACAGCGCCTTTTTGGGGCACCTGTAAAAAATCAATAGAAAAAGAATATATTTCAACAGGCTTTTGCGTAGGGTGAACACTGCCTTTCAGGGCGTTTCTATTGACAGTCTTGGCCCTTAGAGGCTTATTTTCTGTTGTCCATGCCAGTTCTCCGTCTGACATTGTTAGGCCGTCTTGCCCTTTTGACCAATAAAGCCACCCCCTTGTGGGCGGCAGCAAGTCAGCAAAATAGTTTCCGCCCCATATGACGGCAGGAACACCGACCCCCACCACATATTGAAACATCTCCGCACTAGGCCGCTCGTCATCCCAGCCTCTAAATTCGTGCGCTTTTCTGTTGTGTTTTGGGTTTTTTGAAATTGACCTTTTTTGACCATCAATTCCAATTCCATAGGGCGGATCGGTTACTATTGCATTCGGAGTAACGCCCCCCATCAGCTTCTCCACCGCATCAATGCTGGTCGAGTCCCCGCACATCAGCCGGTGGTCGCCTAGTATCCAAACGTCGCCCAGCACCGTTACCGGGTTTTCCGGTACGTCAGGCACCGCGTCCTCGTCTGTCAGCCCCTCGGTCGGATCAACCAGCATATTTGCCAGCATATCGTCGCCAAACCCGATCAGGCTCAGATCGAAACCCTCGGTGTCTAGGTCTTTCATCTCCACCGACAGCAAATCCATGTCCCACCCGGCATTCTGCGGCAGTTGATTATCCGCCAGCACATAGGCTTGCTTCTGCGCCTTCGTCCAGCCGGTCGCCGTCATGGTTGGCACTTCCTCGATGCCGAGCTTCCGCGCTGCCATGACGCGGCCATGCCCTGCGATGATCTCACCATCCTCATCCACCAGCACTGGGGTCGTCCAGCCCCATTCCTTGATGCTGGCGGCTATCTGCGCCACCTGCTCGTCTGAATGCGTTCGTGCGTTCCTCGCATATGGTATCAGCGCGTCCACTTTGCGCCGTTCGATTTTATCCGCTGGCCAATTTTTCATCACTGATCTTTCTTGAATGATTTCCCGCGCATCAGCTTTTCCCATTTTTCTTCGACGCCATCTAGCCGACCCAAAGGCAGCGCCGCCCGCTCCGGCTTGCCGTCCCACAGTTTGGGGCGCTTTGTCTTTTTTTTCAGAGTTCCCATATCGCTTCTCCTTTGCCTGAAAACAATAAAAAGCACAGTCCTGGCCGTGCGCGCCATGCTTGGTGTGTGATTAGCATGGGGCGTTAGCCTTAAACACAGCGCGCGCAAAACCCATAGGCATCGCGCTGCGAAAGTTCGCCCGTTCCGGCCCTGGGGCGGCCTTGTGGATTCTGTCGTCCGGGGTAACCTCGCCATGAAACGGCGCAGGCATGACAAAGCCGCCGCCAGTCCAGAGGCAGGTTTTCTTCGTGTAGTCGTCGGACAGTTCGAACCCGCTGTATTGCCAGGGATGGAACGTATAGTCCGGCTTGCGCCAGTACGTGCTGATCGTACTGACCGGGTTTTCAAGGAAATACGCCGCGTCTGATTTCTCGAAATATTCCGCCGCCACTGCAAACAGTTCGATGGACCGTGCCAGCGCACGCAGCCCCTTCCCCTTGAACCACCGCGCGCCACTGACCGCCAGGTGATCGCATGGCGGGGAAGCTGCACCGAATGTATCCGCCTCGTAAGGGATTGGCGTTTCCAGCGCATCCCAGTGCTGGTAGAATATCCCGTCCCGCTTCGTGCAGCCGGAGTGCTGGATATCCAGCGCGATGCAGTCATACCCGGCATCGGCCCATGGCCGCAGGATGTTTCCGGTTTTCTCGTACAGAGCAACGATCATGCATTGACACTCCCAGCGCCGTGCCCTATATACAGGACATAGGCAGGGCGCGAGGCCCGCCGCACTTGGTAACGGAGACCGACATGACGAAGCGAACGATTGAAGGATTGCAGCCCGGCTTCAGCGGCGCATATCAAAAGGGGCCAGAGTTTGCCCGCGAGATTATTGCCACCCTCGAATCCGATTGCAAAAACCGCGCAGCACGCAAGCGTATGGCTGAGATGGCTTTGAGGCGCGGGAATTACTCCGACGCTGGACTTGCCGTCTGGCGCGACTATCTGGGAACATTCTAGATGACGCCCGACACCCTCCGCGCCGTTGGCGAAGCGCTTTACGGGCTCCGCTGGCAGACGCCCCTTGCCCATGACGTTGGCGTCAACGACCGCACCATGCGGCGCTGGCTGGCGGGCACAAACCCCATGCCCGAGGGATTGCAGGCCGATCTCCGCGCCATCGTGAAGAACCGCATCAAGGCGCTGTCGCATCTGATGGTGTAGGCTCATGCCGCGTCCCTCTCGTTGATCCACGCCTTCATGTCCATAAATCTTCCTCCCTCAATATGGTTTTGCCGTATCCAAATTTCCGCAGCAGCAGAACTGTAACCTGTAACCCGTACCTAAAGGTACGGGGTTACACAGGTTACAATGTTTCTGCGCTTTTTGCCGACCTCTGTAACCTGTGCACTTTAGCGTAACCTGGTTACGCAGGTTACAGCATAATATTTATCCATTTTCTTTCTCATCGATCAATTTCCCAGCCCATTCGGCATTGATAATCGACCACCCATCGCTGCCCGTTTCGACTATCAATCGAGCGCCGATCAGCGTGCCGATCATCTTGCCATTATTGCTTTTTGACAAATAGTTTCGGATGGTTCCGGGAGACCTTCCTTCGGCCTCAAATTTCGCCCGCAGAACATCCCGATCCAGATACGGCTTGCCGTCTTTCACCAGACCGCCGCCCTCCCACCAGGCGCGCTGGAAATAATCGACGTAATTTTCAAGCGCGGACGGCTTTTTGGCCTTCGCGGGCTTCTCGGCCTGCACCAGCACCGCGCTGGTGACGGTTTCCCCATCCTCATCGGTCCACGGCAGCGCGACCGGCTGGAGCTGTACATAAAGCGGCTCGGCTTCCTCCGCATCCTTTGACTTGCGCTGGATGACTTCGATAACGGCACCCGGCACTACCGAGATTTCGATATCCAGCGCGCCGCGCCACGCGCTGCTGCCCCGCGCCCGATGCTGCGCCTCGGCGTTCACGCCGGTATGGTGGACCAGAATCACAGTGCAGCGGAATTCAGCCATAATCGCGGCGCAGGCGTCGAGCATGGTTTTAGCGTCCACCGACGAGTTTTCATCACCGGCAAGGAACCTGTGAAGCGTATCGACCACCACGACGCCGGGCGGGGTTTGCATACTGCGTAGCGCATTGGCGGTTTTCGCGTAGCCTTGTGGGGTGTTCAGGTCCAGCCCTGATTTTGACACAAATATGTCTGCATTTTTGACATTATGATGCTGGCCCCATGCCTTGACCCGCCCGCGCAGGCCGTGGTGGCCTTCGCCGGCCAGATAAGCAACATGACAATGCCTGGTTTTGTGGCCGTGCCATGATGGCTTTGCGGCTGCGATGGCAAGAACCATGTCCAGAACCAGGAACGTCTTGCCACCGCCGCTGGGACCGTGAATCATCACAAGCGCGTCCGACTGTAACCAGTGCTTGATATGCCACCGGATCGGCGCTGGCTCGGCTATGAAATCAGCGTATGACTCCAGCCAGTTATCAATCGGGGGCAGTAATAGCCCCAGCAGATCGCCACCGGCCAGATGGTAGTCGTTGGCATCGCCTTCCTCTGGCGGCATGACAATCCGCGCGCCGGATTTCGCCGATGCCTGCTCCGCGACCGCCTTGCCAACCCCGGACGCGTCATTATCCGCCACGATGACAATTTCCTGCTGTGCGCCGTATTTCTCGCGCAAATGCTCCACAACGAGCGGCAGATTATTGGCCGAATAGGCCACGGCGCAAGGCCGTTGCGATACTTCGTGGATGGTCGCCGCCGTGGCAAAGCCTTCCGCAACAAACATGACGCCGCCGTCCGGGTCGCCTAATTGCCACAGGCACCCTTTGACGATGCCGCCAGGATGATATTTTTTGTCGGTATCGCTGATATATTGCAGCGATGAAAGCGATCCGTCCTGCGCATAGAGCGGCACGACCAACCTTCCGTCGCCTCCAATCCGGGCGCCGCTCGGCTTTATACCCTTTCGGGCAAGATAGGGGTGCGCCGGGTCCGCGTGCGAGGCGTCACGCCATATCTTTTCGACGGTATCGGCGGCCACGTCGGCCTTCCGCTGCCGGGCTTCCTCCCGCCGCTGCCGCGCCTCGTTGTGGCGCCGCGCGACGGCCATCTGTTCCGCGACGGTGTATTCCCGGCCTATCTCGGCCCGGAACACGCAGTCGATCTGATCGCGCCAGCACCCGAACCGGCCCGCGATAGGCTGATCAGGAAAAATCAAATACCATCCGCTGTCATCCCGGTTTTTAGTCGGGAAGCGATGAAGCTGGCCATCGATCCGTATGTTCGGGGGTGGCTTGATCCCCGCCGCTTCCATCGCCTGCGCCACCTGAACCTCTGCCGGCTCCTGGTGATCCAGCATGGTTTTGTACGGGTTGCCGTCCCGGTCTACGATTTTTACCATTCAAAAAATCCTCCCTGAGAGTGTCGATTGCCAGCGCCCACGATTTATAGGCGTCGTCTGCCCAATCATACGTCATCCTCAACCCTCAGCTTCCCGTCACTAATCACCTGAATCTGGTATTGCCTGACCTTCGGCGGGAATTTCCCCCACCGTGCTGTAGAATGTGGCCAGATATTCAGCGCGGCGGCTAACCTCTTGCGCCCGCCGAAAAATTCCAGTGCTTCATCCGTTGTCATTGTTGCTCCATCCTATGTTGACATATTATGTATACACTATATATTACGCAATACAAATTGCAACCGGCATCGGGCCGACAGCGATACAGGAGATACAATATGGCTATCAACTTGCAACACACATCGTCAGTGCATAGCGACGCAATCAAGATACTTGTCTACGGCCAGGCGGGCGCGGGCAAGACCACCCTGATTCCGACCTTACCCAGCCCCGTTATTCTATCGGCAGAAGCGGGCCTTCTGAGCATCGCCAGTTCCGATGTTTCATTCATAGAAATCAGGAATATGGACGATCTGCGCGAGGCTTATAATTGGCTTTCGGGATCGGACGAGGCGAAGGCGTTTAAAAGTGTGGCCATTGACTCTATCAGCGAAATCGCTGAGGTCTGCCTTGCCCACGAGAAGAAAATCACGAAAGACGGCAGGGCCGCGTATGGCGAAATGAACACCATCATGGCCAGCATTATCCGAAAGTTCCGGGACGTGCCAAAGCATGTTTTGATGACGGCGAAGCTGGATAAATCGCAGGACGAAATGGGCCGGATGCTCTATTCGCCATCGATGCCGGGCCGGGGTATCGGCCAGCAGCTTCCTTACTTTTTTGACGAGGTGCTGGCCCTGCGTGTCGAAAAGGACGCGGAGCAAGTCACGCAACGTATGCTTATGTGCGACAGTGACGGGTTGTGGCTGGCAAAGGATCGATCCGGGAAGCTGGGACAATGGGAAATGCCTGATTTAGGTACTGTTATTGCTAAGATTGGGGGTGCCAAATGAACCTCGACATCAACACCACCGCCGCCGAATGGATCGCAGCGAAGGAACAGGAGCGGGTGGCGGTCGAGCGCCGCCGCAAGTTGGAGGATCATCTTTTAAGCCTGATTGGCGTGTCGGAGGACATGGAAGGTACCGAGACTGTCGAAACGGACGGCGATTACAAGATAAAACTCACAGGCCGCATGAACCGGAAGGTCGATGCGGAAATGCTTCAGGAACTGGCGACGGATGCCGGTGTTTCGGAACATCTCGGGACGCTGTTCCGGTGGAAGGCAGAAATCAATACCGCTGCATGGAAATACGTTGATGCAGCGATTACCAAGCCGCTGTTGCGGGCCATTACGACCAAGCCGGGGCGGGTGTCCGTCTCGATCACCAAGGAGGATTAAACATGGTTGCACTAAATAAGACTTACGACACGAAAGACATCCCGGAAGGAGACGGCGACTTTCAGCCGCTTCCGGCAGGGTGGTATGAAGCGGACATCGGCAGCGTGGAAATGCGCGCGACGAAGGCGGGCACCGGCGAATACGCCGCCGTTCGTTTCAACATCACCGGCCCGACGCACGCGGGCAGGGTGGTGTTCTCGAATTACAATCTGCGTAATCCGAACCCGCAAGCGGAAAGCATCGCGGAGGCGGAATTCAAGCGCCTCGGCGCGGCCTGCGGCATCGCTACCATCGATGATACCGATCAGCTTGTGGGTGGCCAGTGCCGCATCAAGTTGACCGTCCGCACCGGCGAGTATTCCGGCAATGAAGTCAAAGGCTACGCGGCCATTACCGGAAGCGTCCCGCCTAGGCCGAAAACGGATGCACCGAAAGAGCCGGTCAAGGCGCCGTGGTAATATTCGGGGCGGGTAATACCCCGCCCCATTTTTTAGGGGGATATTGACGTGACCGCACTACCCAAAAAAATGACCACCATAGAAAGCCTGATAGACGACCACCACGCCGCGCAGCCGAACGGCTTACGCCTGCATCTAGGCGCGTCTGGGCTGGGCCACAAGTGCGACCGGTGGATATGGTTGTCGTTCCGGTGGGCTGTTCAGGAGCAGTTTTCGGGCCGCATTCGTCGCTTGTTTCGGCGCGGGCACAATGAGGAAGCCAGCATTGTTGCTGATCTGAAGGCCATCGGGATTGATATACATCACACCGGTGAGGATCAGCAGTTTGTTCGCTTTGGTTCTCATGTTTCAGGATCGCTGGACGGCATCATCGAAAGCGGCGTGCTGGGAGCGGAGAAAACGCGCCACATTGCAGAGTTCAAGACGCACTCCGTAAAATCATTTAACGAGGTTGAAAAGGGCGGCGTCAAAAAAACCAAGCCGATGCACTGGGCACAAATGCAGATTTATATGGCAGGCATGGAGATTGACCGCGCGCTGTATGTCGCCGTCTGTAAGGATAACGACAGATTGTACACCGAGCGGGTGGAATATGACGAGGCTGCGGCGCTGGCGCTGATCGACCGCGGGCGCAAAATTGCGCTGGCCGAGCGGATGCCGCCCCCGTTGTCCACCGACCCAAGCTGGTATGAGTGCAAGTTCTGCGCGGCCTATTCGTTCTGCCACGAACAGCCTCTAACCAAGCACGTCAACTGCCGCACGTGCGCGCACTCGACACCGGAAAAGGACAGCACATGGTCGTGCGCCCGCTGGGAAGCTGGGAACATACCCGGCGACTTTCAGAAAAAAGGCTGTGAGGGCCATGTCCTGCACCCGGATCTGGTGCCGTGGCCGATCAAGGACAGCACGAACGCCTTCGAGGCGGTTTATGAGATCGAGGGCGTGGATGTTCGGAACGGCGAGCCGGATGCGTTTGTCTTTGCGAGTTCGGAGATCATCGCCAATCCAGGTGGCTGCACAGCCGCGCTGACGGGCAAGGTTCGGGAAGCGTTTCCTGGCGCGAAGGTGGTGGGCTAATGCAACTCCGCAAATACCAGCGCGACGCCATCGATGATGTGTACCGGTGGGCGTCCAAGAACAAAGGCCATCCGTGCCTGGAAATGCCCACCGGCTCCGGCAAGTCGCATATCATCGCGCAGCTATGTATTGACGCGGTGCAGGCGTCGCCGGAATGCCGCATTTTGATGCTGACCCACGTCAAGGAACTGATCGAGCAGAACGCGGAAAAGATATTGCAGCACTGGCCGAATGCGCCGTTCGGCATTTACTCGGCGGGGATGCGGCGTCATGATCTGGCCAAGCAGATTACATTTGCGAGCATTCAATCGGTGCAGAGGCGTGCCGACCAGATAGGTCATATTGATCTGGTGATTGTGGATGAGGCGCACCGGATATCGCATAAGCAGGAGGGCGGATACCGCAAACTGATCGATGCGTTGACAGCGATCAATCCGGCCCTGCGCGTCGTGGGGTTGACAGCCACGCCGTATCGTCTGGGACACGGCTACATCACCGATGAACCGGCCTTGTTTTCCCAAATAATAAAGCCCGACAACGCCAGTATTGAGCGCCTAATAACTGGCGGATATTTGGCACCACTGCGCTCTAAATTCACTGATCACAAGCTATCTGTTGACGGTGTTCACAAGCGCGGCGGCGAATACATCGAAAGCGAATTGCAGGCGGCGGTTGATACCACCGACAACAATATCAAAATCGTGGATGAGGTGATCGCCCGCGCTGGCGACCGGAAGTCGTGGCTGTTCTTCTGTGTCGGTGTCAATCACGCCCACCGGATCGCGGCCCTGCTGCGCGAGCGCGGGGTTTCATCCGGGTGTATTACAGGGGATACGCCGAAGGCTAAACGCGAAATGCTTATTGATCAGTTCAAGACGGGCAAAATCCGGGCCATGACGAACGCCAACGTCTTGACCACCGGCTTTGACCATCCCGACCTGGACCTGATAGCGATGCTGCGGCCTACGCTTTCAACTAGCCTATATGTGCAGATGGCCGGACGCGGCATGAGGATAAAATCGCACACCGATGACTGCATGGTGCTGGATTTTGCGGGCGTGGTCCAGACGCACGGGCCGATCACCGATGTAAGAATAAAGAGCAAGGGTCCGGGCAAGGAAGGTGAAGGCGACGCGCCAGCCAAGCCCTGCCCGGAATGCCATGAGATTGTGCATCTGTCGGTGATGACCTGTCCCGCGTGCGGCTATAAATTCCCGCCGCCACCGGCAAAAAAGGTCAAGCTGTATAACCAGGACATCATGGGCCGGTCGGTTGAACCCGATGAAATGAAGGTCAAGTCCTGGCGCTGGTTCGTCCACACCAGCCGCACGTCAGGCAAGACTATGTTGATGGTGAAATATTACGGCCACTCGTTATCACAAAACGTTACAGAATATTTCACCGTTTTGCACGAAGGATATTCCGGTGAGAAATCACGCCGGGAATTGCAGAAGGTTGTTCATGATTCCGGGCTATACAGTACATTTCACATAGATAATCTGGACGTGATAGCCAAGACGATGAACGATTCCGCGATACCGCCGAAATCAATAGAGTATCGACAGGATGGCAAGTTTTATCGGGTAATGGAAAGGGTGTGGAGATGAAATCCGAACACATTGAACAACGCGAGTTTGTAAGCTGGTTTCGGAAGACTTACGACCCGGTGCGAATACTTGCCATCCCGAATGGCGGTGCGCGCAGCCGATCTGTCGGTGCGAAACTCAAGGTCGAAGGCGTCAGCCCTGGCGTGCCTGATTTATACATCCCAGAATGGCGCATGTGGGTTGAAATGAAGACGGCGGACGGCGGCAAGGTTTCCACCGTGCAACGCAGTTGGCTTGATTATTTAGTGTCGATTGGCGATTGCGTGATTGTCGCGCATGGCTGTGAGGACGCGAGACGCAAGATTCTCGAATCTGATTAGTGGGCCGGGTCAGCGGTGGTGGCCACTTCCCCGGCCCCGCCCTACGCTGTCGCGAACGCGGGCGTTTTTAAAAAAAAGGTGCCGGGCGCGGCGAGGGGGGACAAGCCAGCAGCCCGGCGAGTGCGGCGCAGGGAGGCGCGCCGAATTGTGTTCATGCCGCACGACCAGCGCGGCGGCTATAGTCTATGAAAAGTTCATCGGGTATGATGTACCCGCGATTTTCACATTCTCTGTAAATTTTAAAATAATGGCGAGACGGTATGAATTTGGACCGCTTCCAATTCGAAACCGCAGAGGGCAGAACGCCGACGATATCCGCCGTTTTCCCGGTTCCGCCTAAGATTTTGACTATGTCGTTGACTGTTTTCATGCTCAGAATATACGTTCAGCCGGATTAAAGCGCAATAAATTAATTTCAGAAAGTTTGCATTTTAGTGTTGTAACCTTCAAATAATATGAATATATATAGGTTATCAGCAGGGCAATTCCGCCCGCCAACGCCTGGAGGTTCTGATGGCTTTTTTCCTTCCTTCTTCGATCCGCAACAGCGAACGCCGCGAGTTCGCCAACAAGGTTTGCGCTGGGCTTTATGCCACTGGCGAAAACCGCGAAATCGTTGGCGTTTACAACGACGGCAGCGATACTGAAGTTATGTCGCTTCCGGGCGCAGCACGGTACGCTGCCGAGCGCCTGTCAGCTTCTTGGAAGGTTGTTTTCGACTGGAGGGACGGGAAATGTCACACGATCAACATACAGTTGCCGGATGAGTGGGCGGCTTAACAAACCACCCCGCCCCAAGCCCGCTAGGTGCGCCCTGCGGGCTTCTGGGGTGCAACATACAGCGCATGGAGATAACGAGATGGATTTTGATTCAATGACACTAGGCGACATCAAACGAATTGCGGCAGCGTTCGGTGAAAAAAAAACAGAAAGCCCGTTCATTGGTAAATACGTGATTGTCCGGTGCAAAGACGCGGGCGTTCATGCAGGAGTTCTTGTTTCGGCATCAGGGCGGAATTGCGTTCTTAAAGACGCCAGGAGGCTTTGGTACTGGAAGCCTGCGAACAATGCAGCGTTTTTGTCTGGCGTGGCTTCTGAGGGTCTGCATTCTGAGAGCAAAGTAGGGTGTCCGGTCGAAATCGAATTGACCGAGAATTGCGAAATCATCATGTGCAGTTCATCCGCACAGAAGTCAATTATGGAGGCCAAAAGCCATGAAGCATGACGGCTCCGGCTCCGGCTCCGGCTCCGGCGACGGCCACGGCTCCGGCGACGGTCACGGCTACGGCCCCGGCTTCGGCTCTGGCTCCGGCTCCGGCTCCGGCTTCGGCTTCGGCTCCGGCTACGGCGACGGCCACGGCCCCGGCTCCGGCTACGCCGACGGTCACGGCTCCGGCCCCGGCCACGGCTCCGGCTTCGGCTCAGGCTCAGGCTCCGGCTACGGCGACGGCGACGGCGACGGCGACGGCTCTGGCTACGCCGACGGTTCCGGCTACGGATGACACCACACTCCTTTTCCATCCAGCCCGGTACGTGACTATGACGGTCACTGCCGGGCCAAAGGGTTGCCAGCGGAATGGTCTGCTGGACACCCCGGCGGCGTCAAGAATTCATACGCTTCCGCCGCCGGGGAACTTGAGGGAGGCAAAAATGAAATACGAAACGTTTTACCAGGTGACATACTGGCGCGTTCTTGGCGACGCGCTGTCGCTCGATTACACGTCTCAATATTTAGACAACGAAGAGGACGAGTTTCTTGACGCCATTGCCTTGGCGGAAAATAAAGGAGGGCACATCACGACACAGATATGCGAGCGCGGCTTTATGCGCGAATACGACGCCTTTCTTCAAGCGAAGGCGCGTGCGCTGCAAGTCGCTGCCGACCGGCAGCATGAGGATGAGTGGAGGGGGCCGCGATGAAAAATAGCATAACTAATTTTACATTAGGTGATCCGGTAACAGTGCGCCGCAACGGTATGCCCGTTTCCGGCCACATATGGGGGCACACTTTTGCAAGCCTGCACGATCCAGATTGGTACGACGTTATGGCAGGCAATGCCATCCTGACGCGGCTACGCGCGGAGGATATGAAGCACGACACAACAGGCAGGCGGATAGAGGCGAAGCGATGACCGACGCAATAGGCTATTTTCTAGTGATGGCGCTGCTGCTCGTTTTGTGGGTGGCGGTATAATGTGGGCAACATGCGCCCCCTGCGGCGGCGGCGGCAAGCTGGAGAATGACGATGAATCGGTTTGAATTGCTGACCGCAGCGCGTGATGTCATGACAGATCGCGGAGCAGTGTATGGCAGTGTCAGGGACAATCATGATCGCATTGCTGCCATGTGGACAATACTGCTTGGGGTGTCGATTAGCGCGCCGCAGGTTGCAATGATGATGGCGGCGTTAAAGCTGGCCCGGCTGGCCGCAACGCCGGATCATCAGGATAGCTGGGTGGACCTTGCCGGGTATGCAGCGACCGGCTCTGAATGTGCGAAGGTGGAAGACGATGACGTGGAATGAAGAGAATATCGCGGTCCTGCGCGAATTGTATGCGCTTGGCATGCTGACGCGCCGCATTGCGGCTGAACTTGGGATGACGAAGAATCAGGTTATTGGTAAGGCGGGCAGGCTCGGCCTTGAGCATCCTAACAGCACGTCGCCTGTTGAAGTTTATCGCCCGCCGTACCGCGATATTGAGACGCCGGACTTTCGGCATTGCCAATATCCGATTGGCGCTGTCGGCGAGCCGGAGTTCAAGTTCTGCGGCGACATTGTGAAGGTGAGCAGTTCGTACTGCGAGGTGCATCATGCGAAGTGCTATCGCCCGCGGCGGCGCCGCGAGGATGGCTTTGTGTATCCGGTGAAAAACCAGTTCCGCAGGTTGTTTTCGTAGAGGGGATGAGTCGGCGTATCACAGCTGGTAGAGTGTTAAACCTTAATACGACCCTGATCTAAGCTGATCGGCCAAGGTGATTGCGCGCTGTCCGACCTGCGCTGCGTATCTGCTGTCGAGTAGTTCAGCCGCGGCGGTGTCCCAGTCATTCACGTCGATTGCGGCCAGCATACGGGTGAATTTACCCAGATTCGCAGGCCCCATATTGAAGCACAATTCAACTAGCGTTTCCTGCCGCACCTCATCAAGGGAATCGAACGTCACGATCAGCCCGCGCGTCATGGCGGTGAAACGGTTGATGTCCTGACGCAGCAGGTATTCTGCTTCGTCTTGCGTGATGCCCGCGCCCGCCACACTGATGTCGATGCAGCGCCCGATTCCTATTGTGAGTTTACCCGCCGGGCAGGTATAGGCCGTGGCGCGAAAGCCTTCGTGTTTGCGCAGCGATGTGGTCAGCCGGCTGTAGTTCATTTTTGCATCCCGATCTGTTTGTCCTGGCCGCTGCTCGACCCAAAATAGTACGCAATCACGGTCGATGCCGTGCCGCCCAGCCAGCCGACCGCGATATTAATAAAAGCAATATCCATCGTCGCAGCCGGAAAGAATGTGACGCCGCCTATGTAGCCAAAAAATGCGAGCATCGTCGTGATGGCCAACACCGCCGGGATCCTGTCGCCGGTCGCCATCTCGCGCCTGCGTGCGCTGTCCCGATCCTGCTGATGTATCGCCTCCAGGTCGATGTCCAGCTTTTTCATCTGGACCTTAAAGTCAGCCTCTGCCCTTTTGATTGCCGCTAACTGATCCGGCGTGGCGTTCTTCAACGCCGCGTCGATCTCTTTATTCGACGCGCCGTCGTCTAAGCCCAGCGCAGATGTGATCGCCTTAACAGCGATGCCGCCGACCGGACCGCCTATTGCGGTGCCGAGAAGCGGTGCGACCGTGCCGATAATTGATTTCCAGTCCATGCTCTATTTCCCTGCTGCGGCGGTGTTAGGATGCCGCCCATTATGCATCGAGAGCAGCTTATCGACCTGAGTCCTGATGCTGGAAACGTCAGCGGTCAGCGTGGCTATCTCGCGGTGGCGCCGCTCCTGAATGTCCGGCGACATCATGCCGGAAAGGACAGACGTGCGCTGCGCCTGCATCTCGACCTGCGTTTCGTGGCGATCTACGCGCTGGTCGATCTTTCTCAACCGCGTCTCAATATCGCCTAGCTGCTCGATTACCGACGCCAACCGCTGCTTCGCTATGGCAGCGGCGGCGATCACAGAGATCGCCATTCCGGCAAGGGTGAGGATCGTGGATGCCGAGAGTTCCACAGTCACCTGCGCCGTAGCAGCCGCTGCACAGTCTCTGTCTCCCAGATGCGCAGCGCCAGCCAGATGATCGACAACAGCGCAGCGATATCCGGCAGGATCGCGAGCCATGATCCTATCCCAGCGGAGACGGCAGCAACGTCAACCGCGCTTTTGATTTCGTCTGTCATGTCAAGTCTTCTTCTACCGTTGGGGGCCAGCCGACCGCGATGTCGATGGCACGCAACGCGTCCAAGTCTGCGGCTGCATTGACCGCCACATACAGATCATAAGAGCGTTCTGCCGCAGCACTACGGTGCGCATCGATTGCAGCGATAGTGGAGACGCAAGACTCTGGCGTCAAAATGACGGCTTGGCCACGACGCGTTACCAGCTTCTGCTCGCCTCCACGCGATTGGACCTCAGCGATCTGCGTCCGGGCATCAATCGTCACATCGACCACCGTCCCGTCTACATCAATCCCGCCACTTAACGCCGCCGCCTGGCGCTGGTCAACGTCCGCTTTTGCTCTATTAACGGCCTGCTCCAGCGGCATATCCACGGCTGTCTCCGTGACCCGCCACACATCGCCGTCTAGCGCGCCAGCGTCGGCCTGCGCCTCCTGATAATCCAGCAGCACAGCTCGGTCGGTGACAACTTCGCGCAGCGTATGCTCGCCGTTGTCAAACGGTGGCGCCGGCGCGGCGTTCCCCGTCAGCCCCATGAACTCGGCCAGCCGAGCAGTCCAAGAGGATGGGCCGTAAACCTTGGCACCATCGCGGTTCTTGGTGACTACGTACTTCATATCTATCTCCCGTAAATCGGTGGTAGGTCGCCACCACCTGCAATGTCTGCAATGGCCAAAACAAAATACTTAACTGATGAGGCGTTGAATGACACGTTGGTAGTTCGAGCTTTCCATCCACCTGAAAGAAAATCTTGGTTGTAAGAGGAAATGTCTGGATATTCCACATCGTTTAGATTAATGAATAGCGCGTCGTTAGTAACATTCCCCGTATCGTCCCTAGTGGTATCAAAGAAAGGACCGTCGTTAGTCACATTTATATGTCTAATGTACGTGAATTGCGGCTTGAACGAGAGAGGCAGGAACGCCCCGTCTGTTGCCCCGTTGCCTATGTAAGATGTTACGCCAAATACATCACCGTTCAGCAGGATAAAAACATCATAGGTACCTGTGGCTTGAGTAGACCCAATATCAAACGAGTTTGCCAGAACATTCTGGATGCTGGTATCTACCGCTTCAGGAGCGTTGGTATTCAGCGTCACTAATTTTCCGGCAGTAAGCTGCGGAGCGTAGATAAAAATGTTCCCGGTCCCAGAACGATTATACAAAAGGATCATCGCATCAGCGTTGCCTAAATTATGCGTGACCGTGGTAACTGCGCCATTCGTATGGCTGATGCCGGTCTGTTGATAAGCCTGACCTTCTGTCCTGAACGAGAATGCTACCCAAGCATTCGTACCTGCCAAAGTACTGGTGGGTTGATACGTCGGTGACGTATTGTCTCCAGTCAGATACTCATTACTGGCATCGCTGGAAAAGCGATGTATCCAACTCTCTGCTGCCGCCAGATTTTTGTATAGCGTGACGTTGGAGGACCAATCAGCAACTGCACTCGCAACGTCTGCTTCAATATCAGCTTCTTGCGCCAGCGTGACTGTAAAGTAGTCAGCCCCTTGGAAGCTGGGCGTACCGAGGTTAGCTGAATTTATAGGTACACCAGATGCTGGTGGTGAATAGGTCCAGTCTTGTTCTTCAAAGTACATATACCATCCGCCGCTGTTTCCGCCCCTAATCCCAAAAGCGTAAAGCTGGTCAGTAGGCAACCCACTAACAGACGGAGACGCGGCGCTAAAGGTTGTTAATGAACTACCATTCCAATAACTATCATCGATACCAATCCACAATTTTCCTTCACTAGGTTCAAAATAAAATTGAACTACACTTGCTGTTGTCAAATTAGTGCTGTCAAAAATAGAAATTGCTTCTGCATAGAATCTAGCGTAGCCGTCTATACCCCATGATCCTGCAGTTGAACCCAGATATTGATTTGGGTTTCTATCAAAAGACTCATTCAACAAACCAACAGTGTTTACATTTATATTAGTAGCGTTGTATAGCTTTGCCTCTACGTAGAATCCGCCTGTTTCGGATGCAGGGTTCAACCATTGCGTAGATATAGGTCCACTATATCCAGCAGATGTTCCTTGCCAACCTTTATTACCCTCGAAAAAATTACCACCACCGGCAACATATCCTTCGTTGTCTATAAAACTGAGTACCGGATAAACCAGCGAAGGCGTATCGGCTGTTCCATTGGCAGCGTCGCTCATGCTGGTCGGGGTGAAGGTGTTTGGTACTTTCCCTGTGCCGGTGAAGAACTCGCACTCACAAAGCCTTACGCCACCGCTGGCTGAAGTTGAAATGACTAGCCTGACAAACTCCAACACCGTCCCGGATAGCGTTATATCTTTATAGGCGTAACTGCTACGTGCGCCATCGTAATCAATGGCAGTATCTGTACCTAGCTGGGTCTCTTCGCCAGCCCAAGCACCTGTGGCACTTGTCTCTATGGTAAATGTAATAGTCCCACCACCAGCGGCACCATCGTAACCTGTCTCGTTAGGTCGCCACGCACGGCACATAGTAAGAGCGGCACCGTTACAATTCTCAACCTGTACGTAGCCAGTAGTGCCGGAAGCCGTGTATGCCCCCTGACCTGAACTCTGGTTCCGATTACCATCAAACGCAGCGGCCACCCCGCCACCGCCTGTCATATTACCTCCGGGCGTATCGAAGCTGGTGAATTGGGGTAGGCCGCTGGCATCTGTCCCGTCACCAATGGCTGTAGTCAGGCAGAAGGAATTACCTCCTGCTGCCGTGGCCAGAGCGGCTACAGCAGCATCAGCCCTCGGAACGTACTGAAAGCCGTTAGCCCCGAAGGTGTAGGTATCTAGAAAATCAGAAACAGCATAGTCCCCTTGCTGAATGGATACACTCTCCAGCATACATGCTTGTGCTATATATCCGTTCCAGAAGTAGAAGTTACTTGCTGTATTGTTATAGTTTCCAATATGCATTGTTTCAGCACCGGTCTGCGCACCTACCAGACCACCAATATCCCCGTTCAGCGTCATGGCGGTATCGGTTGTCCATGAAGTAATCTGCTCACCGTTGACCCAGACTTTGATACGGTCAGTCGCCGTGGCCTGACTGGTGTCAAAGCTAACAATAATATGGTAGTAAGCAATGTCTCGGAAGACCTGTGTACTTACTTTCTTGGTGGCACCAGCGGCGTACACTTCCAACTTATCTGCGCTGGTGAACTGGAGGATAAATCCATTCCCACCCTCAACACTCCCAAAGAACGCTTGTTGAGTACTAAATTTGCAGCGCCTTATCCAGAAGGAAAAAATAGCTTCTTTTGTGTTTATAAAAGCAGAGCCGTTCTGGCGAGCCATATAGTCAGCAGCCCCATCAAACCAAGCAGACCGTTCGATCAGCGTGGTATCGAATACCGCCGCGCCGCCGGGAGAAGATAAGAACGATGGCTGGATCATGGCGTCAGGTCCGTGATGATAAGAGTAGTCAGAGCGCCGACCTTCTCGACTTGGAGGCGGTTCACGGCAGCGGCTGTAGAGTTATAAGTCCCCGTCACCTTCGTGAATCCACTGGTTGTCATCGTATATCCGCCGGTCCCGTCATTGGTGGCGTAGATAATTGCGATTCCGTTGCCAGACGCAGGCGGTGCCAACGTGAAACTGCCGTTGATCGTCAGGGTCTGGAGACACTCAAGTGTCAGGCTAACAGTCTGGGTCCCAGTTCCGCTGTTTCCGATGGCGTTTAGGTCGGTAGTGAAGCCAGCGGTGAGGTTTGATGTAGCGGATGGGCTGATACCACCAAGATTAGACAGCGCAGTGGCGGCTACAGTAGCGCCAGTACCACCGTTTGCAAGTGGCAGGGTCCCCGTAACGCCAGCAGTCAGACTGACCTGACCCCAAGCCGGGTCAGTGCCGTCCGTTAATAGCACGGTATCTGCACCGCCAATAGCCAAGCGCTCGTTCGCGCTGGCACCGCGTGTAAGCAGATCGCCGCGTGTGGTTAGGCCGATTGATGCCGCCGACGCCGCTGCGGCGGTCTCGCTGTTTGCAGCGTTTGTCTCGCTAGTCGCTGCTGCTGCTGCGCTCGCTGCGGCATCATTTGCGGAAACCGCCGCAGCAGCAGCCTCTGCCGCAGCAGCGCTAATCGCGGCGGTAGTCGGGCCAATTTCAAAAGCAGTCGCGCCTGCATTAAACGCGAGAACCGTGCTGCCTGTAATGGCTGTCGGCAGCGTCGGATCAAAGCTGCCGGTGTAGCCATCGGGGAGCTGCGCCGTGCGATCCAGCGCGCGCTGTTGCTCCTGGTCGATAGCCGTCAGCCGATCAAGCGCTTCCTCGTGGCTCTCCGCCGGAAACGGATCGTTCTCGACATAATCGGTTTCCTGCGTCTGCGTAGTCGCCCGGTTGATTACCCATTTGACCGTGCTCGCCGGCGCCGTGGCCGCTGTTACCGTCCCGGTCGTGCCGGAACCGCCGGAAACAGTGAAGTCAGAACCGTTTGATTTCACGGTTTCCACACCGGTCGCGATAACCACCTCAACAACCTGAATCTCAGAGGTCGTGCCGGTGCCGAAGAACACGTAGGGCACAGCGAACGCCGTCGTGCTGCCGTTTCCAGTGTAGGAAACTGTGTTCGTGGTGCTGGAAATCGTCATTGTGCGGTTCCTTCGTTCGCTGGCTCACTGTAGCCCGTATATGATCGAATTGCGCTGTAATATTGACGCAGTTCCTCTTGTATTTCAGGCTCTGACACCGAAAGGGCTGCGAGCCTGCCCATATGTGCCGTCACGTCCTTGGATATTTCGGAGGCCGGTGTTGCCAGCCATTTGACGAAGTTGGAGTTTGTCATAAGTTTGGCTGCGCCCGCCGGGGCAAGAATAGTTCCGGTGACGATGGCAGCAGCTAGCCCGGGTTCGCCAGCTATTACGCGCTCCCCCGCTTGTGTTAATGACCCCCAGAACACCATCTGGTCAAGAGTGCCAGCAGTGTTTGAAAAGTTCGTGAAGCGTTTTACCTCTTTGAGCGCCCCCACAACATCAACGAGATTCATCAGGTCTTTAGACACCTCGGCAAACTGAGTGCCGCCGAACAGTGCCTCCATTCCCTCGGGGCCATTTTTCTTAATTTGCGATAGGTTTTTCATAAACGTCGCAACGCTAAACTCTGCAACATCTCCCACCTGCGCCCCAACATTCTCACGACCAAGGTTATAAAGGGCGGAACCAGCAACATCTCCCCACTCTTCTGGAGTAAAGTTATCCCGAAGGCGCTGAAGTGCTTTGATGCCCTCTGGGCCCGTGCCTTTGGCGGAAGTCATGATGTAGTCATAAGCCTGATTGTCGGCGTCAAATTTTCTAATTTTATCAAAAGTCTTCTGCGCTGTATCCGCAAAAATAGCCCGCTCAGTGTCGATGGCTTTCAATTTACCGCCAAGGTCTGGTCGAACAGAATTCGCGGCAACAGCAAGGTCATCAGTAATTCCCTTATAAATATCATCTACCATGCGATCATAATCGCCTTGAGTGCCTGATGTCTTTTTGCTTCTAATCAACCGAAGTTGTGTTCTTAAATCCCTCAACTGTTGGAATGTCATATTGCCTGTTTCAGCAAGTTTGCTTAACGCATCATATTTTTTAACTAACGCCAACAACTGACCTGTAGGCTGTGCATCTGCTGGAAGTTCTGCGATTTGCTTAAGAAAAGGTTGCAGGATTGTGTTTACCGACGGCATCTCTGTGACGGGCGTGTCGGCCCCGATTTCGTTAAATACCTCATCATATTTTTTCGAAAAACCATCTCTAACGCGCTTTTCTGCGACCTCAACAGATGCCTTTACCGCCGCACCGGCTTCATTAGGTGTTCGCACCTGCCCCATTTTGGACGCAATAGCACGCAAGGCGTCATCCAGCTGAACAACAACCTTCTCAGCTTGTCTTTGCATAATTGGCCCGGCGGCCATCCGTTGCTCAAGACCCGCGCCCGTTCGCCCAAGCACACCCTTGCGGCCAACCGCAGCGGCGACCGGCTCAATTCCAAGAGATTCGAACTTTGCAATCAAATCAGAAGTTGCGTTACGGACTGTGGGCGAAACTCCCGTCAAAACACGCTTGCCAACTTCGGCAGCACCGCGCCCCACAACTTCGCCGCCAATAGTTAAGGCAGCACGGGTCCCGCTTTCCGCAAATTCGCCTGCGATAGTTTTAGGCGTTCTGACACGTCCAGCGAAAATTCCCGTTAGGGTGTCAAACGCTCTCGCTGTAAACTCAGTGCCAGCAATTATTCCGCCATAAGTCCCGCCTGGACCTAATACACTTCCGCCAAGACCGCCAAGCGTTCCGCCGGTTGTTTCAAAAACTGCTTTCAAATATTCGGCTGCGTCGCCTACATCAAGACCCGGCGGATTGAACAGCGTAAATTTACCTAAGTCCTTATCAAAGAATAGAAAATTATCCTCACCGTAAGGCACTGCGTCAGGATAGTAATTTCTTAAAGTCGCAAGTCTATCGTCCTCGGATAGTTCACCGCTAGGTCCGACCACCGCGCGAACCTTAGCTGGCGCACCGCTTTCGCTGTCAATATTTTCCCGTTCCCAAGACTTGTCTGCCTGGGCCTTTTTGGCGGCATATGCTGGGGTGCTTTCGTGTTGGGAGATGATTTGCTCAAGCTCTTCTTGAGTCACATTTGCCGGAACACGGAACCTTTGCCCTTCATATTCAAATATCTTCACTTGCGGCACTGCGGCTGGTGCAACAGGCGTTGGTTCTACAGGCGCTGGCTCTACAGAAGCGGGTTCTGTTGGCGCAGGTTCCGCAGGTGCCTGTTCAACAGGAACTTCGGCAGGCGCTACTTGAGCAGCACCCGCTTCTGCGGTTGGCAATGCCTCGGCTTGCTGCTGCGGGATTAACGCAGAAAGCGCACCAGCAACCTGATCCACACCAATTTGACCACCAAGAAGGTCTAAGGTTTGCGGCTCTGCCATGTTATCAGTTGCCTATTTTTAGCGTGCCGTCAGGATTTCGCGTTATAACCACAACGTCGGGTGGCTGTGCTCCGGCGGCGGTAGCAGCAGGGGCAGCGGCGGGTGGCTGTGCTCCGGCGGCGGTAGCAGCAGGGGCAGCGGCGGGGGCGCCGTTGGGAAGAACTCTCGGAGTGGCTCTTACACCTTCAAAAAGAACCTGATATGTTTGTCCTCGCATACCAATTTCGCTTGGCTTGTATCCAGTTTCCGCCAAAAGGTCATCTATGATGCCCTTTGTTAGATCAAGGCCAACTTCTTTGAACGCCTGAGACGCTGCGAACGCTTCTTCAACTAGGTTGTCCGCAACTGCTTCGCCTTGGGTCAGAGAGTTTATATATGACCTAAATCTAGTTGACGCAGAAAGCGTTGTGCTAGCTAACTCAATGTCAGAGTCTCGCACAACTGCGCCATCATCGATCATTTTAAGATAAAAATTCAGAACACCAAGCCCAGATGATTTGTTTCCAGCTTTCCACGCATCATATTGTGATTGCACACTGGCCATGTTTTTGTACATATCCAAAACAGGAGAAAGCCATTTTTCAGCCTCTTTGTGAGCGCCTTGAACTGAAAGTTTCCCGTCAGGAAGTCGGTCTTTGGTGTAGTCAACCACCGGAACATCAAATTTAATATTTGGATCACCAGCCAGCCCAATTCTTTGAGCAAGAGGCATCCTGCTAAGTTCTTCGTCGCTAATGCCAAGACCGGCTGCGTTACGCCTAATTTTTTCGCCCAGCGTTGCATCAGGAGCAAGGTCTGTTCCCACCACAAAATTCATGGCTTTGCGCGAATCAATTGGAAAGCCGCTTGCGACAAGACGATTAACCGTGGCCTCACGCCCAGCCATTTCAACGCGAGTTTTGTTTTCAGCCTGTGCAAAATTAGCTATCTGGCTGTTGAATTGATCTCTTTTTGACGAGTCGAGATATTTTCCAAGGACCGGGTTGTCTAAAAGCAAGGCGCGCGCGTCTTGCCAAGCGCCGCGATTAAGCAATCCAACGACGCCCTGCTCCATAACTGCGGAGCGTCCGGCGTCACGAAGGC